AAAAAAAATTTAAACCTCATGTTTGAAGCTATGAACATCTGATAGCTTGTTCTCTTTCCTCCTGTGAGATAGAGTTCCACATTTCTTCTGTCCATCCCTTCTTTTCAAGTGCTTCCCTTGTCTCAGCCTCAATACTACTGAAATCCATTGAAGATTGTACTCCCTCCTGCTTTCTCATCTCTTGAAGAGATGGTACTTTATAGGTGATATTAGAATAATGTCCCTCATTAATATTTCTGTAATATTCAGTAAGAGAAGGTCTTAGACTGTTCCAATTAGTGACTTTAGCAAACAATTCCTTGAAGAAATTGATTATCTTAGTACCTAAAGATTGAGTGTCTTGAGACATCACATATTCCCTGAAACCTTCTGCCATTGCTTCTTCAAGTTGTGAGTTACTTAAGTCTCCATAAGTTCTCTTAGCTTCTTGAAGTAATTCATCCCTAAGTGTAGGTTCTGTGAGTAAGTGGAATACTGCATGAAATGCTTCATGATATGTAGTTCCCTCAGCAGCTATATCACTTAAAGTGATGATACCATCACTAAACTGACCCCATGCTAATGCACCAGTCTTAGCTACTCTGATAAGACCATTAGTAACTACCACTCTTTCACTCTCACTTAGTTGAGGTAGAACCTTATTTAACCAAGCTAACTCCTTATCTTTATCCCATATAGGTCTTGATAAATCATCAACTTGTCTTAATTCAAACTCTACATCAAACTCTTCATCAGTCTGATTAATAGCTTGCTCTTTAGCTACTGTAGCCTGAGCACCACTTGCATCTGACTGATTAATAGTAGCAGGAATAATAGGCTTCTCAATCTTAACTGGTTCAGCAGAAGGAGTATAAAGTATAGTACTTTCCTGAGACATATCTACAACTCTCTGAGGATTACCTTCCAGTATCTTCTTTATATTGTTCTTAGCCTCAGCCTCACTATATGACAGTACAGCATTCTTTACTAAAGCAATAGTATTACCATTAGGAAATACTGCATAGAAATCATTAGATGCAACATGTGCAGGTTGATTTCCAAACCCTTTGGTAATATTAGGAACCTTAGTCATATATACCTCAACTCCATTCACCTTTCCAATAGGACTTAGATAACCTGTATGTAACTTTCCATCTCTCAAGAAGTAACCTACTTTACTATCTGACATACTATAGTCTGGCAGAACATTGTTTATAGGTTCTCTTGTTTCAAATGTACTGTTGAATATAGGTAAGCTACTATTAGTATTATTCACTTCTGGAGTGGCTACACTGCCAACTAAAGGAACATTCACAGATGAATCATAGTTAAGAAGAATTCCCTTCTCCTTAGTTACTCTACTAACATTATCCTTATTGTACTCAAGTACAAAGGGTAATATAGCTAAAGTAGTGATAGGAGTATGATATTGAGACTCAAATAAGTTCTTGTAAGCACTTAGTTGCTTAGTGTAATACTGCTCCTGACTCATTGTTTGGGTGTTAGATTTATTCTTGAAATAATTAACCTTTCTACCATTCCTATCAACAAAGTCATAGAAGCTATATCTACTTGTCTTAACATCATATATCTTGAAGTTCCCATTAGCATCTACAGAGAGAATATCAACCTCACCAGCTACCCTGTTTCCATTCTCATACTTATTGAAGAGTACTATATTATTAGTAAGGAATGTTTCACCCCTTGCTTCAATATTACTCTTGATTTCAGTAAGAGAAGTAACCAAATCATTGAATGCTTGTTCAGACATATTACTTGGTTTAACTGGCATCTCACTTGATGTGAAAAAGTTTCTGATTACACTATCTACAGAAGTACCTGCTTCTAATGCTCTTTGTGAATTAGTTCCAGACATCTTATCTCTTACTATATTCACAATAGTATCTCTACTTCTTGCATCTATCTTACCCTCAAAGGCTGTGAGGTCTACACCATAATGGTTACTTAAGTTCTTAAGATAGTTATTGAACTGTGTTATATTATCTGCATTCTTTGAGAGATTAACTCTTAAATCCTGTAGAGCTTTAGTCTGTTTAGGTGACTCAATCCAATTACTTCCTAATACTGAATGTACCCTCTTATATTCATGGTATTCCCCATCATCCTCAAGTATATAATAGAACTCACCATCAGTTCTTGTCTTATCAACCTTAGACTGGTTCTCTGCAATCTGGTCTACAACTTTCTTAGAGTCAGCTACAGTCTTCTTTCTATCAGCTAATTTCTGTTTGAATTTATCTGATGCAGCACCAGTAACATACTGACCTGTATTTCTGTTCAGAACCTTACCATTAGGAAGAAGGGCAATACCCCCTATCATCATAGAACCATTCTGAGCATCTCCATAGTTTTCTTGTATATAAGCCATATCAAGGATAGATTCTGGGAAAGAGTTAAGAGTTCTGCCATTATCATCCCTTACAGTATTTGAAGTCAAATCTACATGATATGTAGTATTATCAAATGAAACTGTAGTACCTGTAATAGCTCCCTCTGTACCTCCTACAGGAGTTTGTATCTTTCTGCCTTCCTCAGCCTTAACTGATGCAGGATTCAGAGCTTGCTGTAAGTTACCTTGTATATCAAAGTAATCTGTTGTAAACCAGTTACTTTTTACACTGGCATCTATTATATTGGATGTCATTACTCCAGAAGAGAGTAACATGTTATTGTAGCCTCCCTTATTAAGCATACCTAAATTCACCTGTAATGGAAGATTGAATGCCATTAAAATGTTTTGTATTTCACCGGCTACTTCCTGTGAATCTCTTGTATCAGGTTGAGTTTTAACACCCTCTCCACCTAATTCATAGAGAACATTAGGGTCCCATCTTTCAGTTAAGAATACAGTTCTTGCATCTTCTCTTCTGACTCTCTTACCATCTATTTCATCATAGATTTCATTCTTATTGGCATCTCTCTGAACCTTGGTAAACCTGATACCATTACCATTCTTACCTTGTATATAGTCAATATGAACATCACCAATATACAGACTTCTTGCCAAGTCTTTTACTGCATTATTAACATCTTCCTCTGTAAAGGCATTAGCTAAAGCATCAATACTCTTCTTTATATTCTTGTATAAAGGAGTTGAATTAATAGTAACATCCTCTGGATTATATTCACTTTCATTGAAGTGCTTAACCCTTACAGCAGCAGGACTATATTTACCAGCAGCATTAGGAATAAGGATATACATCCTACCTTCCTTTTGACTCATATCCATTGGCTTGATAATTAAATCATCACTGATTCTACCATTAGTAGATAGAACACCATTCTTTACAATACCAAAGATAGAACTTGCACTTACATTAGGTATTTCTCCCATGTTTCTTTCTTCTGTACCATAAGGTATTCTACCAACCATTATCTGAGATACTCTTGTAGTAGGAGTAGCTATAAACTTCTTATCCTTTCCAGTCTGATTAAACTCTTCTTTTACTCTTTCAATAAGACCTGATAAACCTTCATATCTATCTACTACATACTGACTTTCATCTAATGAACCAACTATTTGGTTATTTCTCTTATCTACAATAAAGATTGTATGGTCATTAAACTCAGGGTCAATCATAAAACCAAGTTCATCACCTGCCTTTAGATTACCTTCATTTACATAACTGAAAGCTCTATTATCTCTAAGATAGTTATAAAGTTCATCAAAGTTTAAGTTCTCTTTCTCAGCAACTACTACATTGAAAGGTCTGAAATCTCCATCCTTACTTGCATTGATATGTAATTCAGGAATAGTAGGTCTATAATACTGCCTCTTACCCTTTGCATCCCTATCTAATGATTGAGGAGTAGGAGCATTTTCATTGGCTTTCTTATTTTCCTCAGCTACCATTTGAGGAGTAATGTTACCTACAGGAGGTTCATAAGTATCAACTGGTCCAGCATTAACTGGTGGAACTGTAGGTGTACCACTATCTCCAGTTGTGTCTTTTGATGTAGTACCTCTTGTACCATCTGTTTTCTCAACTGGCTTTAGATATTCAACAGGGAATCTTGCTTTGAATCTCTGGTCATTATTAACCTCACTCATTGCAGATAGAAGTCCATATTGAGCCTCAGCAAAATTCATCATATTCAAATCATCTGGCAGATTTTCATCATACAGACTTTCTGGATTATTAATGAATACTGAGTTAGGATTAGCCATTTCCTCAAGATTATTAGCATTTTCATGTTGAGTTCTAAGTAGCTCTTGTGCATTAGCTTTAGCCTCAGGAGAGATAGGTTGTCTATCTATTGCCCTACTTACTTCACTATTATACATTTGAACTTCCTTATAGTCCTTAGCCATCTTATTACCTTCATTCTCAAGTTCATCAAGAATTTGAAGTCTTTTAGATGAATCAGGCTCATTATTCAATGCTTCTCTAAACTCATTAAGGTTAGTAGCAGCTAATGCTGCATCCTTAGTCTTAGCTATTTCCTGTCTTTCATTTTCTCTTATAATATTCTCTCTTTGTCTCTCTTGTTTTTGTGCAAGAGCTTGAGGATTTCTAAGGTAAGTATCATACTTATCAATGAAGTCATTCCTTCTCTCAATCATTCTTTGTAAATCATCAAGTTCTTGAGTTACACCCTTAGAACTCAATATGGGAAATCTTTCAGAAATACTCTTTGAAGCTTTATCTAAGGCATCTACAAATTGAGAATTTTCTTCATCATTAAGAATTGCTGTTAATTGGGATGGACTTAAATTAGTAAGCATCCTTATTGCTTCTGCATCCTTTCTTCCTGCTTCTTTTGTTGATTCTGGAACATCTAAATATATATCCCTTTCAACATCAGCAGCTATAGTTCTTAAAGATTCCTGTACCTCTTCAAATACATTCTTAAATCTATTCTCAAGATTATCAATATTTGAGAAGTAATAAGTCATTTCTTCAAGACCATCCTCATCAAAGTAATCTCCAATCTTAACTTGTAAGTCCTGACTAATCTTTCTGTAGTTATCTACAGCTTCCTTAGTTTCCTGAGTTTGCTTTTGAATCTGTTCAATTACTTCTGCATCAGTCATATTGTCATATACTGATGTACCAGTTTCCTGATTAGTAGTAAGTTGTCTTATTTGTTCAACATCTTCTTCTCTTATATTACCAGCTTCCTCAATTATATCATATAGGTCATTAATTCTTCCTGCTTTATCAAACATGATAACATCACTAATAAGCTGGTTATGTTCAGCATTCTTAAACTCAAAGTTATCATTATTATCAGCAGCTTCATCCATTTGCTTTTGATAAGTATTATGTCTGATAGCTGATTGATAGTAGTTAAGGAATTCAGGTGACTGTACTCTATTATTAAGTTGGGTTACAATAGCATCATCTTTCTCACTTCTTTCTCTTATCTCTTGAATATCTTCCTTAATACCTCCTTGCAGATACACTGGAGATTGGAAACCACCTTCACTATTCTTTGCACTTCTAAAGCCCGGAATACCAACTAAACCAGTTAAACCACCAATAAAACCTTCTTCCCATCCTTCAACAGTACCATAGGTTTGTTGTATAGCTTTTGCAGTAGCTTGTAACCAGTCAATAGTTTCACTTTCTGCATCTGGGTCTATCTTGGCTCCATAGAAGTCATTAAGTTCAGAAGCATATTTATATCCTGCAACTTTACCTGCAACAGCCTGTCCCATTTCTTCATAAGGACCTTCTGCAACACCCTTACTTGCAATCTTCAAGGCATTTCTAAGTACAGAAGGTTTAGCTGCACTATAACTTACAGTACCATCCTCTGCAACTGCCCTTAGTATCTGACTACCTTTCTTAGCTGTATTATATCCACCTGCATAGAACTTACCAAACTGCCAAGCATCTGATACAGTAAGTAATGGAATATTTAGAGTAAAGTCTATATTACCCATCTTAGCCCTATCTTCTGATAGTTTCTGTAGCCCACCTTTGTAATCAAACTTAGCATCTACTCTTGCCTGTAACATAGCTTGTCCTTCTGGAGTAAGGGTTTCCACTACATTTCCATCAGGGTCAATTTGCATACTACTATATTGAGGAAACTCTTTAAGCATGGCTTCCTGCTCTTGTGCTGCTACTTTAGCTTGTGCATCATCAAGTTGTTGTTTATGAAGCTCAAACCAGTCTTTACTATTCTGTATAGCCTCAATCCTTGCTTCACCTAATGCACCTGAGAAAGCACCAGTAAGTTTAAGAGTAGGCTCAGCCATCTTAAGTTTCTTAGCATCTCTTGCTAATTCCTCAGTAAGCCTTACACCATCAAGGAATAAATCTCCTTCCCTATAAGCTTGTAAAGCTGCATTAGGGCTAAGAGCCTCACCTGAGGCTGTAACTGCACCTTTGAATGCTTGTCTTGCTTTATTAAGACCAAGTAACTTTGAGGTTGCCCCAGCACTAATCTTACCAGAGTAGGCAGCACCAACAGCAAAACCTAAGTTCTTGAGGAACTTATCTCCAATAAAGTTAGCTGAGAATATATTCTCATACCAAGGGTCATTCTGCTCTGCATCAGTATAGTAATTAGGTAGAGCTGACTCTGACCATTCATTTACTTGCTGCATTGCATTTGAGAAAGGATTATCCCAAAAGCCTGAGAATGTTCCTGTAGCTGCTGCATTACCTAAACCTACTATAGTGCCAAGAATACCATCAGCAAATGTAGTGCCTGCAAGAACAGCACTCTTAGCTAAACCAGCTCCTATTTGAGCATACCAAGGTTGCAATTCACCTCTTGTATTGGCTAAATTATCAAGTTGGGTTAGTGAGGTAATACCAGTGTCATACACACTCTCCCCTACTCCCTCTCTATAAACTTCTTGATATGGGGATTCAAAGTTCTGTTTCTGCCTAATTTTGAACTCAGCAGGAGAACTACTAAGACCAGTTTCTTGAAACTGTCTTTCTTTTCCTTCATTGGTATTTAACCCTCTCAAGCCAGAGATTCCAGCTTGAGTAGGGTCTGTTCTATCTATACTCATAATTAAATATTTGAATCTGTATTACTTTCTCTTTTAGCAATGGAATTAAATCTACTATAAATATCATTCATTAACTCAGTTATATAATGTCTCTGAGCCTCGACATCTTCATTTTCTATAGCTTGATTAATCAACATCAATTGGTTTTGAATGACATTTCTTCTTATACCATCTTCATATACCTTTGTTTCTCCAGCTACAACTTCTGGGTCAAGAAGGAAATTCTTAGTATCACCCTTGCTATTAGTACCTGTAAATACAATTCCTAAATTAGGGTCATATTCAATCTGAGAATCTTCATTGAAATAATCCTTTATATCTTTATAGGAGAGCATATCTCCTTTCTTGTTAGAATCAAGTTCATATATTCCAGATTTTCCATCAGTTCTTCTTGATATTGAAGCTGCATTCTCTCTGATAGTTTTAGAAATTAGAGTTGGGTCTGTTATAGAGGTTATATAGGTTACTTCCCTCATTGCAGATTTACTTAAATCACTGTTTATTTTAGCCTCAATCTGGTCTAAGTTTCTTATTCCATACTCCTTCATCAAGTTAGAAATTCTTTCTTGATTAGGTTTATATGTTTCTACCTTTCCAGGTGTCCTTTGTAGGTGCCCCCTTGTTCCATATAACTCAAGAGGGTCTGAACCAACAACTCTTTGTGCTGTTTCATCCAAGTTTATAGTACCATTCCTTACACCTTGTATAAATGCTATATCATCTTTTTTCTTCTCAACATTTACATCTTTTACCTTGGTAACACCAGAACTTCTGAAATAAGGACTTTGCACATCTTCCTTAGTACCTTTCTTTCTTGCTTGGGCTAATCTTTCCTGCATTGCATAATCATAAGCCTTATTAGAAAGAGTTTGATATTGAGTTTCACCTACTGCATTCCACAAACCTTGTCTTGCATAATCATAAGCTCTATTAAGGATATTCTCATCATTCCAGTTCCTAATACCAGAACTTCCTATTGCATCTTCCACAATACCTTGAAGTATAGGAGAAGCCTCAGGATTATTCTGTACAGCCTGCATAATTTCATCAGGTCTGAATCCCTTCTGCATGATGGTTTCATAATATTGATTACCTAAGATTGTTCTCCACTTTCTTGGGTTTTCTCTTACTTCCTTAGCTAAATTCTGTGCAGCAGTACCTACTTGTTTGGATAATAGTGCTCCAGAATAGGATTGTGGTGATAAGGCTGGATTAGCTATAAGTTCATCTAAGGAAAGTGTAGAAGCAGGTCTATCAAATAATAGTGTACTATCCTGAGCCTGTAATTTCCTTTGTTCATCTATCAACTCCTGTCTTCTCTTATAAGCCTGTTCTATAGGAACAATCTCAGAAGAGTATCTTCTTTTCATATCAATCAATCCTTGCCTGCTTGCAGGAGTAAGTCCTTGTTTAGCTAATGACTCAGCTTGTTTAGCCAAGTCATTAGAATATTGTTTGTATATTGCATAAGCCTGTGGGTCTGTCTGTTCATTAGCCATTCTCTCAAAGACATCTGCTTTAGTTCCTAATTCACCATAAGCATCCTCTATCTGCATTTGGGCAGTAGTAGCCTGCTGTAATGGAGCTAACATCTCAGAATAAGAAAATGGTCTAAATTTTGCCCCAGACACAAATGAAAAATTTGCCATATCAATTCTTATATTTCCAAATATACCCACCAGCAGTAGGTCTATTTCCTATTAATACTTTAGAAATACCTCCAAGTAAAATTCCTGTATCAGCAGAAGCCTCTTTTAAAGAATTATAACTACAAATAATATTTCCTTTTTTATCACACTTATATATAGGCTTACACTTTTTAGGATTATTAAGATTTGATTCACTAACTTTCCTATTATGTTCCTCACTGTGTTCCCTACCTTTTAATTTATCAGATAGTAATTGTCTTGTATATTCACTAATTACTTTTCCTTTATGTGCTTCTGATATTTTAAACTTTGTTACCTCTGATAAAGTGTGCCCCATTAAACTTTTAGACACATTCTTACATTTTACATAAGACTCTCTACCACCTTTAAGAATATTATAACCATTACTAATAGTATTATATCTTTTAATTTCCTTAGATTCTAAGGTACTTAACATAATATATAACCTATCTATGTTATTAGAAGGAATTTTGTATAGAACTTTATAGGTAAAATGTTTAATACCATATTTCTTTATAGCAGAACTAAACTTTCCTTTTCTATTAGGAGTTATATGAGCATGTTCATATTTTCTCCTATTTTCATTTATAGTTTGTCCTATATAAGATTTATTATTTAAAGGATTAGTGCATTTATAAATTATACCATAAATCATCTTACTATCCTTCCTCCTTTTTTCTTCTTATTTCTCTTATATCCAACTTCTCCAGAAGAGGCTAAATTATAATATAGAGCAGGATTAGAATTAATCATATTTGCATTAAAGTTTTCCCATCCCATATCACCTAATCCTTGTAAGAAATTAGTTATATTAGCACTTCTTCTTGCAGCATCTTGGTCTTTAATAGCCTGTCTCATCTGAGCAGCAGTTGTAGCCTGCCCTAATCTTGCTCTCTTAGCTGCATTTCTTGACTCTGCGTTAAACATTGAAGCCTTAAGTCCAGTCTCAGTATTAAACATATTAGTACCTCTATTGAATGCCTCAACTCTTTCTCTCAACTGTTGGTTATATTCCTCTGCTTGTCTTGCCAAATCACCGATGCTTTGACCATAGTTATAATCAGCAGCAAGTATTCCAGCTTGAGCATTAAGCCTATTACCACCTGATGTATTCTGTAAAGCCCTTCTTGTGGCAGCAGCCTGTTGACTCATCTTATTAATATAATAATCCCTATCTAAAGGTCTATAAGATAGATAGTTTCCAATAGGAGCATACCCTGCTGCCTCAGCACCTAAGTCTACTCCACCTATCATATCAGCACTACCATAGTCTGGTTTACTGAATAAATCTGATAGACTTGCTAAACCAGAGCCTATAATTGGTGCATATCTTGTCCAAGTCTGCCTCTTTCTACCTCTTTCTTCATTATCTAAAGATTTCATATAGTCTCTTCTATTCTTTTCAAAATTATTCAGTTCTTCCTTAGTCATAGGAGCATTACCAAAAGTTGTCCCATAAGCAGTAAATCCCCCAATCTCATTAGGCAATTTAGAATTTTCCAAATAAGGATTAGTAAATATTGGGGCAGGATTTATAGGACCTCCTTTATCAAATCTGTTAGATTTGATATTTCTTATCCTCTTTCTATTTCTCACTTCTTCTTGAGCCTCAGCTATTCTTTCCATAGCAGCTTGTAAACCTCTTGTACTTAGAGGGTCATTAGGTCTTTCCTCACTTTCTCTTTGTGCAGATTTAGCAGCCTTAGCAAAGGTTTTACCTCTTAACTTGTACTCCTTTCTTATATCATCAGGTATCTCCATTCTGTCAGAGAATACATAATCATCATAAACTACTTCACCTTGCTCAACTAAGTTAGGAGCACCTTCTGGGTCAACTCCTATTTGGATTCCTTGATAAGGATTTTCTTCATGAGAACCTCCTTCATCAATAAATGTAACTCCATTAGTAAAGTCTCCACCTTGTGTATTCAACCATCCTCCAAAAGCATTCCAATTTCTTGCATTCTGTGCAAAAGTAGCTCTCTTTCTTGTAGTAGGATTAGAGCTGTTCTTTCCTCTTCTAATACATGCTTCTGTTACTTTACCTCCACAGTACTCAGTAAACTTGCCTCTGTTTTTCTTCTTGATATGAATACCTCCACCTTCTGCAAAAGTATTCATCTCAGGTAATGCTTGGAATGAGTTAGGAAGAGAAGTCAATCTTTGTTTAGCAATTGCACTCATCTCTTGATTATTTAAGTATCTATTATCAAACTCATAGCCTATTGCACCACTACCAAATTCAAGTGGACCACCATAAGCAGAGAAGTTTGCCAATATGTTAAAGTCATTTTGGGCATCTATAGTATTAGCTCTTGTTTCAAAAGAAGAAAGTGCCCTTTCATTGGCTTCTCTGGCTTCTCTATTCAATCTTCTGGCTTTTCTTTTAGCTTTTCTATTACCACCAAGCCATCCTCCAATAGCACTACCAAGACCTACTACACCACCTACAATAGCTCCAATAGGACCACCTACAGATGCTCCAGCAGCAGCTCCCTGACCAGCAGCTCCTAAAGTACCAGTCAGTCTCTGCCCAGTATTTCCTCCTCTAACATCTTTCCATGTATAGTCATCTTTAACTTTAGTCCATGAACCCCATTCACTTAGCAAATCTTCATTGGATGAAGCTCCTATTGTCATGTTCTTTTGAGCTTCAATTTGGGATTCAATTCCACTGGTATCTGCTATTTGCGCATTAGATATTCCAGTTTGTGCCATACCACCAATAGCACCTCCAATACTTCCTATAGAACTGCCAAGATTCTCCCTTTTAAAGGCATTTGAGAATTGTCCTGAGGACTGCTGCCCCCATGTTTTACCTCCATTCTCAAACATATTAGAAGGCATATTGCTTCTTCTTTTAATTTTTTTCTTAGCCATAGTATAATTAATTTTATTGCAAATGTATAAAAAGGTATTGAATAAACAAAGCCTTTAATTAAAAAAGAAAGAGTCCACAAACTAAAATGTTTATGGACTCCTATTAATTATGCAAAATAGTGAACAATAGCATCATGAAACTCTGTTCTATATGTATTAGGAGTATTCATTCCTAACTTAATATAAGCCCAAGTGTTTCTTATCCTATCTCTATTATTTACTATTGCTCTTGGTATATTAGCCCTCCACACCCTGAACTTCTTCTTTAATGGGGAGGGATGTCCAAGTATATTAGTAAGAGGGGTAGTACCATGCTGGTATTCATTCCATACATCAAGAGTATCAAAGGTTTTGTTGCTTATCAAGTTATCACCATCCCAACTATCAGCTCTGAACTCTACTGTATTGAATATCTTATCATTTGGTTCCTCAGCATTAGCTACAAAGGTAATACTGAATGGTTTATATTCACCAAAGAACATATTGTAGTCTCCAGTAAACTGTTCCCACATCTTACCATCCTTGAAGGCATAGAACTCACTACTTACATTGAACATAGCAGGAACCCTTTCATAACTCATGAATGAAGTAAACTGGTTAATCAACTCTGAATAACATAGACAGTGGTCCTTATAAGTAAAATATACATCATTATTATTCTTGTCATAGAATGACCTATAGTTGTTATAACCAACAGGTTCCCAGTCTACATGAACATTATGGGCACTAATCCACTGTCTAAATCCTAACTTATCAGATAGACTGACTATTTCTCCATTAAATAGATATAATGAATTAGTCTCATTATCTATGAAGTATAGTCCAGAAGGAGATTCTGCAATAGACCACTTATTGGTGCAGCCTATAGTATTACTTATATATCTTTTACCACTTACCTTCAATCCATTAGTAATCTCAATTGGCAACCCATCAGAGGTTGGTATCTGAACTCTACTGTTGAATAAAATATTACTTAACCCCCTTCTCTGAAAACAGAATATCTCATTATTATAAGTGTTCAAGGAGGTTACTTCCCCTTTATCACCATCAAGGTCTAATGTTGTTGCAACATTAATTTTAGTCCAATTATCCACTTCATTACCAAGTATTTTTCCCTCAGTCCATGTAATACTATTAGGAAAATCATTAAGACTACTTATTTCATTCAAATATTGATAAGTAAAATAGTTATTACTCTGGGAATAAATTGGATTATAAAGATTGAATATAGAAGGAGTAATAGCTAAGTTGGTAACATTTCCTCTATTTCTATCATACCTACCATCTATATTGATATGAGTTTCACAATAAAATGATACCATTTCAACTACAGTATTCATATCCTCTAAGGTGAATGGATATGTCTTTAGACAATCATATCTTTGAAGATAGGTATCACCTTGAAGAAACTCTATTCTACCACTGTCATTAATATCAATTGGGTCTCCAGATACTATCCACCTGTTATTTAACAGAGCTTCTTCTGTTTTACCCCCAAATCTATTATCCTCATCTATAGTCTGAGTCAACTCTACAAGCCATAACCCTGAATATCCAGTACTAAAGGTACTGAATATAGCACTGCTATCTTTTGTATGGTCATGATTTGTATTACTATTAGGGATTATAACCCTATTACCATTTTGCTTGTTTAAAGCAAATACAGCATGTTTTCCAGACTTATATTTGATGCTTACAGGACTATTGGTATATCTTTCAGAATCTTTAAGATTGACAGTTCCTAATACTGGTATAGTAATTTTATCAACAAAAGTGGTATTTTCAGACTCACCATTATATAATTGATTTATAGTTTTTATATTTTCATAACTATTAGTAACAACACCAATATCTGAACCTACACCTCCTGTTTTAGAACCAGGAGGCATTACTTTATCAACATTACCATAGTATAACAGAGACTCATCATTCCTAACTATTGAAGTAGCTGTAACTTCGTTAGAATCTACTATCTCTACATTTGATATACCAGCAGGGGGAACCCAAGATTCTGTTAATCCCAGAGTGAAATAAGTAGAATAACTTGTTCTCAAATTACCCAATTTATTTGATTTCAAATTAGAATAGGTATTACCTTCATATCTAAAATCATTAATTAATGAGCCTTGTCTTTGCCAAGGTGATACTAACCATGCCCAATTACTCTTGTAAACTTTTCGAGTATCATTAGTTAATAAGGGGATTCCCATCCAATGATACCCAGAAGAAAGAAGTCTACCTCCTTTATTTGTTGAAAAAACAGTTTGTCTTTCATACTGTGGGAACTTATTATAAAATCCATAATCTAAAGTAGGTTGAACCCCTGTACTCTCTGCAAGAACAGACCTATAAGATATACCAGAATGTAATGCAACAGAGCCTATAAATTGGCAGCCTAAGTTAATATTTGCTGTATTTATATCTCCAAATTCTATATCAGGAGAATGAAATGTAAGAATACTACTATCTACTAAATAGTCATTTACTTCTGTACTACCTTCTGCTAATGCCTTTAAAGTTTCTACCCCTATCTCAGTAGTCCTATCAGGATATACAGGATTGATACTATCATAATCAACATATTGAGCATAAGTTCCATTATTTGCCTTCACATCATCAGAATCATCTCTATTAGCTTCATCAACAAAAGGTCTAAAAAACCAAGATGATACTGCATAAGGACTATTAGATTCTCTGTCTAAATTTGTCCATAGAGTAGGACATACTACACCTTGACACAATATAGTTCTATCACTATTTGTGGGAACTACTATCATTCCTCTTGCCTTTATATAACCAAGAGCTTTAGCTTCATTAAGTACACTCTTTGGTATAGTATAGTAAGGTTTTACCAAACTTAATTTAACAGTACCAGATAAGTTATTAGAATCTACATTAGGGTAAGTATCTACCTTGCTATCTCCTATATATAATACTTCTGACCATTTACCTTTCTTATTTTGGAATTGAACCCCGAATCTATAAGTTTCACCTCTTTTAAATGATGTAATCTGGTAACTATTATTATTTAATTGGGTTTTATAATCATAAGTTAAATTAGTTCTTTCACCAGTATCAAGAAGCTTATTACCAAATACGACAGAACCCTTCACACTCTCTCTTGCTTCCTTTGAGAACAATAAAGTTTTTATGTGAATATTTCCAAGAAATAAAGTATTGTCCTTTTGAGTCATGGTGTGAGGAATTATTTCTTCACCACCTATGTAAAGTAGTAAGGTACTATCTACACTACTTCCTGTTGTATTATTATCTGTATATCTGATTACTGAACCAATAACATCCAAATCAGCCACTCTTCTTACAACTGGGGTAGAATCTATACTTGTTCTAAATATAGAATATATCCTTATATAATCAAAATTAGTATCAGGATTACTTATAACTATATCAAAACTATTGGAACCTATCTCTTCTGGACTCCCTCCTCTATTACTTGCATGAGTGTAGTATATAGGTGTTTGATATATAATATTACTTTCAGAGCTATTTCTATTATAGTAAGTGAAAGCATATTGCACCACTCCAGAAGGAAACTTGCTGGCTACCTTAAGATTGGAGGTAACAGTGATTGTTTCATCCAACTTCAATTCTGGAATAAAATCAAATGAACTATTATTCCATTCTTCTATTGTTGTAGAGTCAGATACAATATTAATAACTCTTGGTTGATTTAATCCATCTACCCAATATATCTTCTGAATATTATCATTTTCATATACACCAATATTCTCAATAGGATAGTCTGTACTAAAATTAAGATTACCTGAGAATAGAAGTAGAGTCTCAAAATAGGTACCTTTATTTTCAAGTCTATAGATATTATCTTTTGTACCTTTTGTAAATAAGGTTACATAATTATTTAGCACATTCTGTCCAAGTAATATCCCATCAATAACTACAGGGTCTCCAGAAGGAGATTGTAATGGCATCTCCTTATTACCTCTCTCATTAGTTACAATAAGAAGAGTATTATTATCTCTTGCAGTTATTCTGATATTCTGAGCATCAAAGGCATATTCTGGATTGAATTTAGAGACTGATAAGTCTCTTTGTAACCCTTTAAAAAAGTGTTGTTCTTTCTTTAGTGCCATATTAATGTACTCTTATATATTCCTTGTCTCCTAAGTTCTTGAATCCTCTTCTGAACTCAGTTACTCTTGGAATCATTTGATTTAACATATTTGTAATTGATTCCATTTCTGATACAGAAGGAATCACAAATTCATTATTACACTGTCCAGCCTTAAATGCGTATTCTTGCTGGGTGTTATTTAGTACAGCAGGGCTTATTTTACCCATATCAAAAAGAATAGTGAACCACTCCTTCTTGATATATAGTTCCAGTGCTTTAAGGAAGATAGAGTTATCTGGAATTAAAGGAAGACCTTCATCATCCAACATAATAGCCTTATAACTAATATCCACCTTTTCATGTTTGATTGAAGTAAATATCACTCTACCTTGTGTCTTGAAAGAAGGCTCTCCTCTCTCACACCAATCTCCTTCCTTATGGTCATGGGTAGGATAGGCATTGAAATTATCAGTCATTGCTCTAAGTGCCATTCCATTCTTGTGTAATCTGACCTGATTAATAGAGATTAAATCACAGGGCAACTCACCTCTATACTCCTTAATATCTATTGTTTCCATCTTATCAACATAGACATTAGGAAGTCCCATTGCACTAATAAAGTCCAATGTATATTGAATAGCTGTTTCAAGATTGAGGTCAGTAAGTAGTGGGTGTCTTAGTAATCTGTCAAGCACTACTCTTATATTTACGTAGCTAACATTATTAACCATATCTTAATTTCCTTTCTAAGTAAGGAGCATCTATTAGACCCTCCTTTATTCTTTGTTTAAGTCTTATCTTTAAATCTTTGTTGAATAAGAATTCATAGTAAGAATTATTGTTGTAGGTAGCTGACTCTCTATTGTAATATACCTTAAAGATTTCATTCTCCTCTACTCTAACTAATGTCTTATCTTTGAAAGCCTCTTCATCTTCATACCAGAGTTTGAGTGTCTTATCCCAGTCTATGGGAAGGTTAGTATAAATCTTTCCATCCTTTCCTAACCTTATTCTCCTATCATACTTTCTTATCTCAATAGTGCCCATTGATTTAGGAAGTCTAACATCATGACCCAGTAATAATTCATCAACCAAATGTAAGTTTATCTTTCTTATGATAGAAAAATATTGTGACTCAGTAAGAACATATTCCTTACTATCAGGCTTATTCTTTCTATAATACTTATATCCATCATATACACCCAATGAATTCCTTACTTTATACTCTCTTGGTTGGTTGACCTTCTTTATCCTCCTTTTAAATTCCCCCAGTGTCTCCATTATCTATTTGAATCAGGCAGATTATCCTCTGCATTATTATCTTCATCTTTCTTCATAAATTCAGGACCTCTTAATTCTTTAACTACAAGTTCTATCAAGGGAGGCACAAGTGAGTCTTCCAATGGGAACTCCTTATCCTCTAACCTACATATTGTACCACTCTCTTCTGGACAAGCCAATTCTGATGCTTCCTTAGCATCTTCAAAGATTGCACTAAACCTTATTCTTTCAAGATGCAGGAATTGAGGATTCCATGATTTAAAATACAAATAACCATCAGGGGCTTTTGAACAATAGATTATGTTTCTCAGGAACTTATTATAACCTACATATCTCATTCTATCCCTACTTATATAAGTAATCTCACCTTGATAGAAGTCCATAGGATATACTCTTGGATTACCTATCATCATAGTAGTAGGAACCTTATTCTTACTTCTTAAATAAGAGCTACCTTCACAAGGTTCTCCACTAATAGCTGGAACCTCAATAAGGTCTAAACATATACTCTGATAGTCACTATCTGGTATAGGTTTTCTAAGGTCTGAGTACCTTTGTTTTAAGAGAAAGCTCCTTAGCTTTACTATTAAAAATAGTATGTGGTCTTTAGTGTAAAATGAGTCATCACTGGACAATTTTAACTGGTCCATACACATATATATAATCTCACTATAAGTCATATTTATTCCTCCTTATATTTCCATTTAAAATTTTTAATACTTTTGCATTCACCTCTGCAACATCCTGCTATAGATTCTCTACTTACTTGAAGAGTTTTTGCTACTATATCTATATTATCCCAAGTCTTATTATATTCCCCCAACTTTGAATATTGTATAATCTTACTTCCAGAATTTAATTTACCCTCTGATAATTTCTTTCTATGACTAACAGTCTTTGGTTTGGATTTTAACCCTTTAGATACTTTATCCCCAAAACCAAGAGGTTTCTTTTTACCTTTAGTAGCTTCATCCATGTCTCTAAAGGTCTTTTTAAATATTATTTCATAAATAAAAGATGAAGCTCCATATTTCTTTCTTGCCCTATCAATCTTACTTCTTCCTCCTGTATATCTACCAGTACCAAACCACATTCTTCTTCTATATTCCTCATTAGTAGTTTGTCCAATGTAAGATTTTCCAGATGGAGAAGTATATTCCTATAATCATGTCTATACAATAAAACTCCTGCAAATATAATCTAAAACAATTACATCTACAAGAGTTTTACTATTTTTATATTCAGGGTATAAAGATTATGCTTCTACTCTAAAGTTATCATCCTCAGTACTTCTTAATATACTATCCTCTGTTATTCTTGGTACAAATGTTCTTTTGTTAGAATGAACCAAAGTATCATAGCTCTCAAACATTGGAAAGTCTATCATACAAGTACTTCCTGCCAGACAATATAGTGCATTGACTATATTTCTATAATCATCTTGTGTCACATAATAAGACATTTCTCCTGCCAACATTTCTTCCATGAAGAAGAGAACAATTATCTTATCTACATCACTGTACTTCTTATATCCAAATTGAGATAGAGTAGTAAAGTATCTTGTGATGGCTTCCTCAGATATTTCAAGCATTTTATCCATAGCATCCACAATTAGAGGTTGGAGACTTGCAATTATTATTTATGAAGAACTTATTCCAGTACTTAATAGCCTGTGGATAGTTTCCTGTTCTAACACAAAGTTCAATTGCCTTTAACTTAAGTATCATATCAATGAAACCCTTTGGTATATTACAATCACATTCTACTTCCTTTAGATACTTGAGGGTCTGTTTGTATATAGGTTGTAAGTTAATTACAGTACCTAATATTTGGTCCTTATCAAATCCACATGGAGTATCAGTTGATGGGGTACCTTTAGACTTTACATACACAAAGAACATAGTACTGCAAGGAGAAACCTTTAAGTCTTGAATATTCAATTCAAGTCTTACATTCTTCATCTGTTGTGTACCATAAGTGAAACAGTATGATTCATCTTCCTCAACTCTTACTGGATTGCAACTACATTGCTCAGGAAGAGAATAGGTTAAATCATAAGCATCCTCTACATTATACACATAAAGAGGATTGTCACTTGGTCCATTCATCACAAAGGTATCTTGGGTATCAATGATTATACTATCTAATAGGACATCATCAAAGTAGTCCTGATTATCTATGGATACATCAATTATAAGAAATCTATTATCCGGGCTAATATTAAGCTGATTAAAATGTATCATAGTTCATATTTTTAATTGATAAAAAAAA